GTGCAAGAACTATTACTGCTTCTGCCCCAGCTTCTTATGCCGCAACACTATTCCGTAGTGATTCTGCCGCAACTTCAGGCACAGGATGGTATCACTTATATGGCTCATCTAGTGCAGGTAGCGTAAATAACATATTTATTTATGGCAACGGAAACATCCAAAACGCTAATAATAGCTATGGTGCAATTTCTGACATCAAGTTAAAAGAAAACATTGTTGATGCAACACCAAAACTTGATAAATTAATGCAAGTTAAAGTGCGTAATTACAACTTAAAAGGTGAATACGAACAACACAAGCAGATTGGTGTAATTGCCCAAGAACTTGAAACAGTATTTCCTAGCTTAATTGAAGAAACCCAAGACAGGGGTGAAAACGATGAATTGTTAGAAACAACAACTAAGTCAGTTAAATACTCTGTTTTTGTACCAATGCTAATTAAAGCACTTCAAGAATTAAACGCTAAAGTAACTGCCTTAGAAGAACAAGTAATCAATTTAGGAGTTAAATAATGACTGCTATTATTAATGGAAGTTCACCTTCCGTAACCTTTAGCGATGGCACTACACAAGCTACTGCTGGTTTAATTTCGTCTAGCACTTTAAATGCTTCTAATGTAACTACTGGTACTTTGCCATCTGCACAACTTCCTGCTGGTAGTGTGTTGCAAGTAGTTAATGCTACTTATTCAAGTGGAACTTCAACAACTAGCGGTTCTTTTGTTCAGTCAGGTTTATATGGAACAATTACTCCAAAATTTGCAACAAGCAAAATTTTTGTTTTAGCAACATCAAGTTCTACCTATGTTCAAACATCAGGAAGCGGAATTTTAATGAGAATGTATAGGGGAACAAGCGGTGCTGGTAGTGGAAGTAATATAGGTGCAAGTTCATATTATTTTCAAACAAATAGCGCAAGCTCTTATACAACTGCCACAATAAGTTTATTAGATTCTCCAGCTTCTACTTCTGCTTTAACTTACACAGTAATGATGTCGGTAAATGGAAGTGGTGCAGTAGGGTTTTGTTATGGATTTGAACCAAACAATTTGGCAAGCATTACTTTAATGGAGATTGCGGCATGATTTTAAATACTCAAATAGGCGAAGCAATTTATAAACTATATCCACAAGTAGTTACTATTGCTGATGGTATTGCTTACGATGCAGACGGCAATGAAGTAACTTACGATTTAGCCGCAGTTACTACACAAGCACAAAAAGATGCTTGTAAAGCACAAGCCAAGGCTTTATTAGCCGCTAGTGATTGGTCAGTATTGCCTGATGTGCAAATTACTAATAAAGCAGCTTTTGATAACTATCGAGCAATCCTTAGAGGATATGTAATTAGTCCAGTTACAGACCCTACTTGGCCTACTGAACCGCAACCAGTTTGGGGTTAATAGGTGATGGCTTTTGAGATCGACCCTGTTAAATACGGAGTTCTTTGGCAAAAGGTCGAGGACTACGAGCGTAAGTTTGATTCTATGGAACGCAAAATTGACAAAATGGAATCCCAGCTAGAAAAGTTAGTCGGTTTGGCTGACCAATCTAGGGGCGGTTTTTGGGCTGGAATGATGATTGTGTCAGGACTTAGCACAGCCGCAGGATGGGTAATTCATTGGTTTGGTGGAAAGTAATGTGCCTGATGAATTTAGCGTCAAAGCACTTACTGGCAGTTTAGATTCCGCTAGGGAAAGTGCCAAGTCTTTAACTAAACAAGTTGAGGCCATTCAAAAAGACGGATTAGATGTAGCCCAGCAAAAAGCCCAAGAACGGCTTAGAGCAAAACGAGAAGCAGAAGTAAAGAAGCGGTTAGCAATACACAAGGCTTTAGCAGAATATCGGCATCGGAAGTTAATAAGTGAAGAAGAATACAAGTTAAAAACTGACTTCTTACGGCAATTTAAAAATGCTACGATGGGCGAAAAAGAATGGGCTGAAATCTTGAAAATCAAACGAGAACTTGAAGAATTAGAAAAAAAAGAAAAAGCTGAGTTTGACGGAGATTTAAAAAATATTCGCAGAGCACAATTTATGTGCTTTTTGGTAGCGGCTTGGATCGCATGGGCAATAGTTTGGGGTGATAAATGATTGTTTATTTATCGTTTTGTTTTAGTTATTGGGGATCAATATCATGTTTGGCATAGATGACATCATAAATACCGGTCTAAAGATCATTGATAAAGTAATTCCTGACCCTGCCGCAAAAGCACAAGCCCAGTTAGAACTACAAAAATTAGCCCAAGACGGCAAATTAGCTGAATTGCAAGCTGACATGAATGAAGCTAACAATATTAGCGACCGGTGGAAAGCCGATGCCAGTACAGACAGCTTCTTAGCTAAAAACATCCGTCCTTTGACCTTAATCTTTATTCTTGGGGTATATACATTCTTTGCTTTTATGTCGATGCTAGGGCACGAAACAAGGGGTGCGTATGTCGAATTATTGGGTCAATGGGGAATGCTGGTAATGACTGCTTACTTTGGCGGCAGATCATTGGAAAAAATCATGGATATGAAAACTAAGGCAAAAGAATGATTGCAAAAGAAAATGTAGCTGGGTTTGTTACCACTTGCGTGACTATTACCCTTTGTTTGGTGGTTATTGGCATGGTCGGCACAATGATGGCAGGTATGTTCGATTCCGATGTCAGCAATGACAAGATATTTGAAGCTATTACCCCAGCTTTTCAGACGATTATTGGTGGATTTATAGGTCTAATTACCGGAATAAAGATAGGACAAGACAGCAATGACGAATCTAACTGAGCATTTCACGCTAGAAGAACTTACCCATACAGATCACCGAGAGTTCGACAATACCCCTAACGAATCTGAAACTGCTAACCTGGCCCGTTTGGCAAACTTCCTTGAAGAAGTGAAAACTGTCTTAGGTGGCAAGCCAATCATGATTAATTCGGCTTTTCGTTGCAAACAAGTCAATGACGCTGTAGGATCAAAAGATAGCAGTCAACATCGGATTGGTTGTGCGGCAGACATTCGCGTTCCCGGCATGACCCCTGATGAAGTCGTTAAGGCTGTTATTGCATCGGGGATAGGATATGACCAACTTATTCGAGAATTTGACCGCTGGACACATATTAGTGTTCCTAGCGTTGCTGGGGGTAATCCTCGCAGACAGTCTTTAATTATTGATAAATCAGGTACAAGACCCTACGCTTAAAACTGCTTGATGTTATTTAAGCGTTTTTGGTCGTATCTGTAGGATGGATGAGAACCGCTCTGTAGCGTTGCAAACGCGAATAACTCATCTTTGTCCACCCAGCCAATAATATCGCCACCATCATCGTCTAAAACGACTTGGATGTAGAAATCACAGGGACTTTTGCGGTGGTATTCGGTTACATAGACATCACCCTGTTTATTCCGGGTAGATTTGACATCAATCGTCTTGCCGCTGGAGGTCTTTAAATCAGCAGGGTTCTTCTTTTGATTGATGGAAAAATCAGGCATTAGGTTCAAGAACTTGGCCACAATGTATTCACCCTTAAATCCGTCAATATCCATCTCATATGGGTCTTGTTTGCTTACTTGGCGGTCGTGATTAAACTGCATTGCGTTTTTCCTACGCATAGTACCGAAGTACTCGCATAGGAAAAGTTCATGCTTGGAAAGGTCAACCCTCACTCTTGTGCCTTTCTTAGTATTGCTTTAGCAAAATCAAACAATTTATCTTCATCTCTGCCAGGAACCCAAACTTCTGCTTCTGAATAAACTTTTAAGATTTCCTCATCTGTTAGTGTCTTTGCTTTCTGTGTAATAACAGGGTCAAAAGCAATAGCACCGCACCTTGCACACACTTTGCCTTCATCTTCTGTCTTTGCTGGGTGGGTGACATCAATAACAGTAGAAAATCCTTCATGGGTTTCACGATAATTATCTTTTGCTGGATGGGTGTAAAGTGGAATCCAATCTTTTACTTGCCAATCAGGATAACCGCCTGTATTCCAAATAAAGTTATCATCACAATCAGTCATGTTTGCATCAATAATCCATGCTACTGGTTCATTGTTCATATTGGATACCCTTGAGTAAGATAGCTAACCCCAAAAACCACAACACAGATAAACAAAGCCATTAAACCACCCAAAACACATTGATTAATGCCCTTGATTAGCTTTTGCTTGCGTTCCCATTTTTGCAGTTTTTCGTACTCTGCACGGTCACCCCAGCCTTTATCAATCATGCGTTGACGTTGTTCAAACTTGGCTTGTACTTGGTAATACTTTTCAGCATCTTTTTCGCTTTGTAGCATAGCTAACTCCTATTGAAAAATACGATAACGTGGGTTGCAAGTAACTTCTACTGGAACATCGCTTGTAATACCGTTGATCTTGCGTTTAGCTGTAATAACGACTGGACGTGTACCAGCTTCCTCGCACTCCGTAATACCAAGAATGACTTGAGCCCGGGTCGTGTGGAATGCCTGTTTGTCAGTTTCTGGGTTGAAGAGTGGTTGCTCCAAGAAACTGCACGCTGCTAGGCTTAAGGTTGATAAAAGTGTAGTATATTTCTTGGTAATACCATTGGTTGGGTAGCAAGGTAAGGTCTTTTTGTGTGTTCGTATATGAT